ATGTATGGTATCTCTCAAAGTGGAGCTAAAGAGGCTAATGGACTTATGGCTCACTTTATACAGCTACACGGGCTCCGCTCTTTCTTACTGTTAAAACTCTTTGCTGTCTTATTCCTTGGAGTTTCTACCTTTAGGCGTAGATATGCTCCTTTAGCAATTGCAAGTATGTATGCGATTGTTATTGTGTGGAATTTGATAATTATAACTCAACTTGCTTGACGATTTACTTACTCCGAGTAACAATACGGTAAAGCGGGGCAATTGCCCTTAGCTTTACCGTATTGGAGTTTTAAATGTTAGTCAATATAAATGATTTACAAGTAGTAACCTGTACCACAAAAGTAGCTGAGCCTGATTCTAAAGGCGTCTCTACTTCTTTCGTTTCTCTCAAGGTTTTAACTGGTGGATACCTGAAAACCTTTTGGGGTTTTGCAAACGATTTTACCGTTCTACCAGTTGAGGGAGAAAAAATTAATGCCTCTGTCTGGATAGCAGCTAAAGTTTCTAGCCGTGACGGTAAAGCCTATTTAACTTTTCAAGTAAAAAGCATTGAAGTTAGATAGTCGGCTGGATAATAGGGGGTCAGAGATGATATTTTATAAGCGTTTTTTATTGTCTCTGTCTCTCCCTTTTTGTTTTGTTGTTGCTGGTGTGGTGAATATAACTGACCCAGTAACTAATACCGTTATTTATACTACTGACGGGATACAGAATATAGCTTTGCCTGATGAGCAGTATTACCCTTTGCTTATAACTCTTTCTTTAATACTTGCTTTTAATATCTCCTTTTTCTTTTTGCGCTTTACTTCATCTTATTTTAATCAAAAAAGAGGGTATAAACGATGATTTTTATGCCTTTATTATCTCTTTTTCTTACTTTTTTCGTTATGCTTAAATTAACACGCTCTATCTTGGGGTTGGTAGGCTTATGACATATTTAATGCAGCAGGACCCTTATATCATTACCCAAAGTGGGCTAATACTCGGCATAGTTCTTGCCACCGTCATAGCTGTGTTAAACGGTAATGACAATAGGTTCAGATAATATCTGAGAAAGGAGAAAAATCCACTATGAATAATACACCTAACTACTTAGACGGTGCAGTATTTACAATTGCTCAGAATGCTGGAGAGTCACTATTCCACGCTTTCACAACTGTTGTGCCTGTTTTGGTCCCAATTTTAGCTGGTCTTTGGGCAATTCGCTACACACTCGGAAAACTTGGATTCTAATCCATACTGTTTTAGTCCCCACTTGAAAGGAGGGTAATTAAATGACTAAATCTATTAAGCGCCCACTTCTAGTGGGGGCTATTGCAGCGATATTAGCTTTGGGTTTTATTCCCTCAGCTAGTGCTGTCGGCTATGATGTTACTAGCCTCACCGATTTTGATGTAACTGGTGTTGGTATTACTCCTGCTGGTGTTCCAGGTTCTTGCCAGGGTTTAAGTTTCTACTTAACTAATCCTGCTCCAGCTAGTGGTAAAGTTTATGCTGTTTATGTCTTTGATGATTCTGTTACTTCTGTATCTGATTTAGTTAATAGTTTTCAAAGTGTAATTTCAGTAGCTAATGATAATCTCCCAGTTTATACTTGTTCCTCTTTTAAGAATCTTTTAATATCTGAAGTAAATGCTACTGGGTCAGGTAATGATTTAGTGGTCTGTTTTGATTTAGCTACCTGTATCCATAGAGATGTTGTTACTATCGGTAAAAGATTATTTTCTTCTAATGTTGTTCCTGTTGCTCCTGCTACTGTTGTTCTAAAAAATTGTTCTAAATTTATTTATAGAGATTTTACTTCTCGCACTGTTTGTAATACTTCTTTTAACCCTTCTTATTCCTTAGCTGCTAATCCTGATACTACTAAACAATTATCTAAAAGCTGTATTCAAAAAGTAAATGATTATACTACTTATAAAACTGTATTAACTGAAACCTGTAGCACTGCTTATGTTGCTCCTATTGTTCTTAATGATTCTTGTGACTTTGATATCTTAGCTCCTACTTCTTGGGTTAGATGTTTGTTTATTCCTACTGAAAAAAACTTTGATGATATAAATAAAACTTATACTGATTTTCTTGCACAGGGGGCTTTAGGTCAAATTATTGGAGCAGGTCAAAATATAGTTATGCCAATTACTCAGGTTTTATTTAGAGGCTCTAACGATGCCCAAAGCAGAACCTGTCTTGGGGTATCTGTTAATTTTCTTTATACTGTTCCTAACTCTACTGCTTTCATTCAATATGTTGGAAATCCTTTTGAAAATTGTTCAGGATTTAAGAAAGACTTAGCTGAGAGATATGCTATGCCTATTCAATATGTGACGATTACTATAGGTGCTTTTATTGTATTTACTAATCTTATATTAAATGCTCTTAACCTTGGAGATTCTTTATTTACTAGAGGTCAATCTGTAGATAAAACTACAGGAGAAGTTAAAACTGGTTGGAGGCGTAGGCGTAAATGATTACTTACGGTTTATTACTAGCTTTTACTACTCCTATATTTTGGATTTTTAATTTAATACCTCCACTTCCTTATGCTTTATCTGAAGCTTTAGCTCAAGCTAATTCTTTCTTTTATGGTTTTTTGGAGTTTGCTATTGCCTGGCAGAACTGGATACCGATACACCTTATTGGTTTACTAGCTAGTGCATACTTTGCTTTGTGGGCAGCTACTATAGGTTTACGATTCTTTAGAGTTGTTTATTCTATGTTGTTTGGTGGTGGTGGTTCACTATGATTATTTTGGTTTTAATAGCCGGTACTCTTTTCTTCTTTTTTGTGCGTAGATTAACTCGTCGCAGAAATGTTGAGTTAATGGGAGAGCGTCCTTACAGATATCAAATGGATTCTAGGCGTTCTAATTCAGGTTGGAAAGGTGGCTTTTAATGAAAATCCCAAAGATACTAAAGAGAGCTGACAGACCTAAAGCTAGGGCTCGTATGAAAAGAAATTCCTCACCAATTAGAGCTTATGTAGGTCTTAACGGAGCAGGTAAAACTTTAACTGCTGTATATGATACTATCCCTTATTTAGAGGCTGGTATGAAAGTACTTTCCTCAGTACGCTTCTTAGATTATAATAACCGTAGATTATGCGATGATGAAACTTGTGTCGCTGAGAATCACGACACACATTATGCAGCACACCCCAACTGGATACCTCTCAGAGAGTTTAGTCAGATATTACACGCTAGGAATACAGTTATATTCTTAGATGAAATTCAAGGTATTATGTCGTCACGAGATTACTCAACACTACCTACACCTATACTAAACGCCATAATGCAACAACGCAGAAATAATAATGTTATAATTTATACTACTCCCTTTTTTGGTAGAGCTGACAAAGCTCTCAGAGAGGTAACCCATACAGTTACTCTCTGTTCTCCATACTTATCAAAAACTAAAAAATCTGAACCAGGTCAGCCCCCTATCCTTTGGAAAATAAGATACGCTATACTAGCTCGTACTTATGCTGCTGAACTTATGGACGAGTTTGACGCCAGGGGAGCAGATTTAGGAAATATGCGCCCTAAGGTATTCCAGTTTTATATTCGTCCTTGGAACAAAGCTCAGAACGCTTACGATAGTTATGACGCTGTTCTCTCTATCGGCTCCTCAGACGCCTTAGGCTCTTGTATGACTTGCGGTGGAAAACGCTCTCAGAGCAGGTGTAGTTGTCCCGTCCTAATTAAGGAACACGCGGACAAGACACACCCAAGCGGCTCTGCCGCTGGTGTGTCGCCCGTAACCTTAAAAGGCGAGGACTTACCTCTCTAG